TGTTCGTTAAGTTTTTTCTCAAGGTCTTCGATTTTAGAAGCTTGATCTTCGAGCACATCATATTTTTCATCTGGAACATCAATGTAGTGATCTTCAAATAACTTTTTCAAACCACTTATGAAGTCCTCAGCGATTTCGCCCTTGATACCACGCTCAATAGCTAGTTTGTTGTCTTGCATCCATTCTTCTACTATGTAGTTTAGATACGAGTCAACTTTTTCTACTAACTCTGATTTCGTAGTTTCAACTTCTTCTTTTAATTTCTCCTCGTAAGAAGCGTTCATTTTCTTTTTAGCTTCGTTAACTTTTGATTTAACTGCTGCTTCAAAGATTGTCGCTGCCTTCGATTTGAAATCTTCAGATAAGTCTTCATCTTTAGTTAAAGCTTCAACGTCTGCAGATACGTCAATTAAATCTTCTTCAGATTCTTCTTTCATATCTTTTTTCTTTTCGTCTTCGTGTGACATCTCTTTTTTATCTTGCGATTTTTTAAGAGCGTCTAGCGCTGCTTTTGGCATTTCGCCTTCTTTAACTTCTGATTTCTTCTCATCTGCCTCAGTTTCGTCTTCCTCTTTTAACTTAGGCATTGCGTCAGCACTACCTTGAGCTTTTTGTTGAGGATCTCCAGAAACTTGATTTACTTTTTTTGTGGCGTCAGGATTACTGTCTGTTGGTTTAACAACAGCTGCGCCTAAATCTTCTGCATCGTTTTTCAGATGAGTAGGTTCAGCCGCGACAGCATTCTTTTTTGGAGCATCAGCTTGAGGGTTAACGGCTTCATTAACTTCCTTTTCAGCTTGTGCTTCTACCGCCTCAATTATTTTATCTGTTTCGGCCATTAGAAATCTCCTTTTTATTTTATAAACGTTTATAAATTTCCTTTGTAATGGATATTTATAAGATTACAGTTTTGTAAGAAACGATTTGAACACTTCCAGTTTCTTTTCTTCTAAAACTGTTCTTCTCGCCTCTTGGATTTGTCTTTTCCAAGATTCAATATCAACTTGTTTAAGAACACCATTGTCCCAAACCCACTCTCTACTCTCCATAATACCCTCTACGAAGGCGTCAGGAGCAGATGGATCAGCGACTATATCTGCCGCTGTGGCAAGATAAAAGTCATCTTTTACAAAGTTAATTCCGTTTCTATTCATAATCGAACCCATACCTCGACTTGAAACACCCAATTGAGCGCCCTCGTCTATAAGACCTTTTACAATCTTACCGTATGGAGTATCCATTATTTTCGCTTCACCAATAAAATTATCGCCATCTGGTGTTAATGATTTCACCATATGACATACTCTTTCAAGGTTCACAGTTGGTCCGTCAGGATGCCCTAACTCACCAAATGCTCTATTTTTATTGATAAATTCTTTTGTATATCTGTTCACTTCTCTAACTAGGATTTCTCTAGGATAGACTCTTCCATTTCTATTTTTGATATTTGATTGTAAGAATACACCTTTGATTTTGTATTCTTTTTTGCCGTTAGTTTCTTCTATAAGATATTCGGCTGATGCGACTTCTTCTGAAATTAGTTTCATTAATTCTCTCTCTTTGTCTAATATTTATAAACTTTTTTACCTAAACTCGATAATTAACGTGTAATTATCACCAGTTACAAAGTTCTTTGTTGATAGTAAAACATCTCCTGTTGGCGTTGTAGCGTTGTTCGGTACTTCGTTTCCAGCAGTTCTTAAATCCCAATAACCGTTACCAGATAAGAATAAAGCACTCGCATTTGTTGCGCCATCCCATATAATTTCTACACCAGCTTTGTTATTATTAGTATTCACAGAATACCAAATTTTACTAATCTTTCTATTTCCATCTTCAGTCATAAAAGTTAACTCTGAAGCGTCAACTTTTCTTACTAAAGTTTCGCCTGTACCATCAGAGAAGTTTGTTAATTTAGTTACAAACTTTACACCTGAAGTGTCAGCGATTGTTTGTGATGTTACTGTATCAGCCATTAATGTATCCCGTTTCTTTGTGTGCCTCTATAACAAGATTATATTTTGTTACGTTAGAGTCACTTGATAGTAATATATCTCCTATTACGTCTTTTATTTTTTCTTCAGTAGGTTTCAAACCGTAATTACCACGACCTGATAACACTACTTGTTTTTCTGTGTCGTTTTTAAAAAACACAGTTACGTTTCCAGTTCCTTGTATCTCATAAACGATATTCGCTATAGATACTTTTGGTTCACTAGAAGCGTTGTTTGAATTTACAACATCAACCAAAGTTTGTTCTTCTTCACTTCCGATACCATTTGAGTTAACAATGATATGAAAATCATTATCAACCAACTTTGTAGTTGATATTGTCATAATTAACTTCTCGGCGAACCTATTGCGTGTACTTTAGCGCCAGTAGATGTTAATGTATCATCTGGATGCTTTTCAATGATAACCTCATCACCAGCAGCGTGTAAATATACCTCTGATACTGTACTATCACTAGTAGTAACTGTAACAGTAGTTTGAGCTGTCGCAACACATCTTACGAATTGTGCTCGACCTATATTATTTGCACTAGGATTTGTTATTACTGTACCTTTAGATATAAATGTTACAGACATTTTATTTTTCTCCTAATTGTTCTAAAACTTCTTTGTCAATATATTCATAAAATTTTTCTATATTAATACCGTGAAACTCTGATACTTTTGCTACGGCACCTTCAAACTTTTCTATAATGTTACCAGTTTCTTTTTCAATGAGATCAAATACATCTCTCATCGCCTCTTTCATAAGAGGTGGTAATTCATTAAAACTTTTTGAATCGATAATACGATTCTCTTTTACTATTCTACTAACTTGCATCCTCAGTTCCTTGAGTCAAATCTATTTGCACTTCACCATCTTGTTGTAGTGTTGGCGATACAGAACCATCTTGGTTAAATGTACCTGGATCAGCGATTACTGGTTTAGGGTCACTATGTGGTTGTTCCACGTTTCCATTAAACAAATTACCAGCAACTTCTTGTCTATGTGCATCTAACGCATCACCGACTTTTACTCTTAACGCATCTTTAAACGCATCTCCAGCAGCGGTGTTATCACCATCTGCGATTTTGTCTATAAAGTTTTTTACTTCTTCACTCATTTTTTACTCCTATACTATTGTGTCGTCACTATTTGTAACTTGAGCCATTGGGTCTTGAATAATACCATCTTTAATTTCTTTCTTAATTTGTTTATCCATTTCCTCAACTTCTCTTGCGTTTTGTTTTAATACGTGTTTTCTAACGTAATCAACTGAAAAGAATTTACCAATGTAATCTCTCATTTCATTTGCTAAAGCTATTCTTTCTCTTAACATTTCTGTTTGTTTTAGTTCAGCAAAATGTCCATCTTGTAAAAAGTCGTATTGTAAACAATCTCTTACAGTAAACCAATCTTCTTCAGCGATTATACCTTTTAATACTAACTGTGTTCTTAAAATATCATTGAAAAGTTCTGTAAACTTCTTTCTTAATCTTTGAACAAATTTAGTAAATTTTAATTCATCTCTTGTAATCTCAGAAGCTCTTCCTAAATTAAAACCTTGGGAAGCTTCTAATCTGCTTGTTGGAACATTTAAAGAACGATATAGTTTCGCTCTAAAATATTCTATATCAGCAATCTCACCTAAATTTTGACCGCCAGGCAAAGTAGAAATATCAGTACCTCTTCCACCCTCTCTACTTGGTAACCAGAAGTCTTCCAACATTGACATATAATTTCTGTCATCTCTTATTTCTCCTGTGTTTGCGTCATAGACAAGTTTGTTTCTATATCTTGCCATT